GAAAAGAATTACAGGCAGAAATTGATTTTCAGTTTACAAACAAATTGACATTAAGCGGTACTAATGCTTGGAATAAAAAGACAGGCGGTAAGATTAAGCAGTTAAAAGAGTGGAGAAAGCAGGTACAGAAGAAAGGTTTTGTAAACTGCAACGTATGTCTTATGGGTGCAGATGCCTTAGAAGCGTTCTTGGTAGACGAAGAAGTATTAAAGGTGCTTGATACAAGACGTGTTGAAGCTGCTGTTATCGCCCCTAGGGAGTTACCGAATGGTGCTACCTATATCGGTACTATCCATGAACTTGCTATGGACATTTACACATACAACGAGTGGTACTTAGATAACTGGACAAACAAAGAACAGCCGGAGGACAAGCCTTTACTTCCTGCCAATGTTGTAGTTCTTCTTTCGACAGAAGCAAATTACTCAATGTATTACGGTGCTGTCGGAGTAACGGACGAAGCAGGTAAGACAATCGAGGTAGTAGAGGGTGCGAGAATCCCGGAACAGTGGGTAGAGCGTAGACCTCCTAGAAGATTCTTACAGTTAAATTCAGCACCTCTTTGTGTACCTCACGAAGTAGATTCTTGGTATGTTGCTACCGTCTGCTAAAGGCGGTGGCAGCCTATGAAAAACTTTAAGGAAATGCTTGATAAGGACCTGGACCGCACTTTTTACAATACGGAGGAATTTGCAGAATTGCAGAGAATACGCATTGACGGAGTAGACAGGAATATACCTGTTATATTTGATTCGGATGCAGCAGAAGCACGCCGACAAATGCTATCCGGGGACCATGCACAGGGCATATACCAAAAGTTGCTTGTAGTACGCATCCGATTATCTGACTTGGAAAAAGAACCAAGGCAAGGCATGAGAATGTGGATAGGTAACGAACTGTATAAAATATCCGAGGTTACAACAGAGTACAACGAACTTATTATTGAGTTGGTGGGGGAGGATGAATAAATGGTAGACATTGAAGTATCACAGGAAACCACCAACAGGCTACACGCCATTTTGTCCGGCTTAGGAAAAGCGGACGAAAAAGTATTAAAGCCTGCCATGCAAAGAGGATTGACAGCAGGGCGGACGGCTTTTAATAAGCAGATTAAGAGCGTGTACTATGTAAGTCCGGCGGTTATATCGAGGTATTCGCATATCGGGTATAAAAAGGTTGAAATGCGGAGTGACGGACTGATAGGGAGTATTGAGTACGCAGGTACGGTTATCCCACTTATTAAATACAATGCCACACCACAGAAAGCAACATACGGTAAAACACCTGTAAAGGCAGCAGTAAAGCGGAGCGAAAGCCAAGTAGAACTTGCAAAATCATTTACCGCACAGATGCCAAACGGTCACATAGGAATATATGAGCGTAAGAGTGATTCAAGCTATCCGATTAAACAGCTATACGGTCCGTCTGTGCCAAGAATGGCGGAAAATGCCGTTGTAATAAAGACGGTTGAGGACAGAGTAAACGAAGTAATCAACAATCGTATGGAACATGAACTTGATAGAATTTTGAACGGAGGTAGTTAATGACAGCGGTTGACCTATTAAATGCACTTAAAGCCTATATGGAAGATAAAGTAAAAGATATGCGGTTAATCGCAAGAGTGCCGGAGAATGGAACAGACCCCGGAGAACGACCGCCGTTAGTTTTTATCGGGAACTTACCAAACAAGGAACAGGAAAAGAAAGCAGCACCCTACATACTTCTTAAATTGCTTACCAAAAAGGTAGATAATGAAGAGAATATATGCAGGGTGCGTATTATTTGCGTTACATTTTCGGAGGATAAAAACGAAAATTATATGCAATGCCTTAACCTTGTCACAAAGATAGAAACAAGCCTGTTAGAGGATGTGGTAATAGATGAACATTATTCCTGTCAGATGCCGATAGAAACAATTATCTATGATGAAAACATGGAATTGTACCAAGTCGGGGAACTTATGACAATTTGGGAGTTACCACAGATTCACAGGGATGTAAGACGTTATTTAGAGTAAAGGAGGTTGGAAAGTATGCCGAGAGCAAGCAAAACAGCCACAAAGGCGGAAGAAACAGAACAGGCGGTAAAATCTACGGCAGAAGCAGAAAAACCGCAGGAAACGGCAAATACGAACGCCACAGAGGAAAGATTTATCTATATCGGGCCGACAACAAACACCGGGTTGGTAGAAAATACGATTTTTACAGGAAGCAGAAAAGCAGTTGAAAAGTATTTAGAACCGACTATTGAGAAACTACCACAGGTAAGATTACTTATTGTGGCAACGGAGAGCCTTGCGGTATGCAAACCGAAAGTAAAGACGGCAGGAACACTATTGAATAAATACTACAATGATGTTTTAAGCCTTATGAGAAAACCAAAGGAGGATTAAGATAAATGAGCAATTACTATCATGGAGCGAAAGCGAGTAAACAGGCTACAAGCGTTTCAACACCTGTTGTTGCGGACAGCAGTATACACCTCATTGTAGGCACTGCCCCGGTACATACAGTAGGCGGAAAAGTAAACGAGCCTGTATATGCTTCCAATTATGCGGAAGCAGTGGCAGCAATGGGATATAGTGACGAATGGGATAAATACGATATTTGTGAGGAAATCTATTCATCATTTAAGCTGTATTCCAATGGACCTATTATTATGGTTAATGTCCTTGACCCTGCAAAGCACCTTAAAGGAGCAGAAACAGTAGAAAAGACATTAGCCGGAGGAATTACAGAGTTACCGTATGAAGCAGTAAGCGATACGGTAGAGGTAAAGGGATATGACGGCGAGGATTCACTTACAGAAACATACACAAGGGGCGAAGATTACGACCTTTTTTATACAGACGGAGTATTAAGATTGGAGCGTATCGAAAGCGGAAAAATCAAAGCGGACAACGCAAGACTTAATATTAAGTTTAATTCTGTTGACCCTAGTAAGGTTACAAAAAAGGAAATTATCGGAGGATATGACACAAACACCAATAAATCAAGTGGTTTTGAGTTAGTAGATTCCGTATATCCTAAGTACGGCGTTATCCCTACACTCTTCCTTGCACCGAATTTTTCTACAGATTCGGAGGTAGCTGCAATTATGGCAGCAAAGGCGGAGAACATCAACGGATTATTTACAGGAAAAGCAATCATTGATGCGGATACAAATACAGTAAAGGCATATTCTGATGTTCCAGCATGGAAGAATAATAACAATATCACACAGCCGTCACAGCTTGTTACATGGCCCAAGTATACGCTTGGTGGTAAAATTTACCATTCATCAGTACATCAGGCGGGCGTTATGTCAAAGACAGATGCAACAGAGGATTTAGGCGGAGGTTCGCCGTGCGAATCCGCAAGTAACAAGACTATTCAGATTGACGGAATGGCACTTGCGGACGGCACGGAGGTACTTTTAGACCTTGTAAAGGCAAACTACCTCAACTCAAACGGAATTATCACGGCATTAAACCTTACAGGAAGTTTTGTATCTTGGGGTAATGAAACAGCTTGCTATCCGGCAAACACAGATGTTACGGATTATTTCTATTGTGTAAGCCGTATGTTTAGTTGGGTGGCAAATTCCGTTATTCTCTCAATGTGGAGCAAAGTTGATAAGAAGTTGAATAAACGCCTTATCGAATCCGTAACACAGAGTATTAACATTTGGCTTAACGGCTTAATGGCAGAAGAGAAGATATTGGGCGGTCGTGTTGAGTTCTTGGAGGAAGAAAACACCACAACGGACTTATTGGCAGGCAAGGCAAAATTCCATATCTACCTTACACCGCCAAGCCCTGCAAAGGAACTTGATTTTGTATTAGAGTATGACGTAAGTTATCTCGAAAACATTTTTGCATAGGAGGTAAAACAGGATGCCAAAGATTGACGAAACAGTAATCGGGTTTGCGGTGTACGAAGATGCAACGGAATATATCGGAATCTCCGAAGTAACCTTACCCGAAATTTCAAATATTACCGAGGAAATCAGCGGGGCCGGCATTGGCGGTAAAATCGAATCTGTAATTTTAGGTGCGATTGAAGCAATGAGCCTTACCCTCAATTTCAGAACGGTAACAAACAATGCAATTAAATTACATGAGCCTAGACAGCACAATATTGATTTAAGAGCAGCACAGCAGCAGAAAGATACCGTAAAGGGTACTACAGAGGTTGTATCAGTAAAACATATCCTTGTAGTAACCCCGAAGAAACTTAACCCCGGAAAAGTTGCCACGGCAGCGGCAGCAGAGGTAAGCGGAGAGTATGCAGTAAGTTATTATGCTACATACATCAACGGCAAGAAAAAGTTGGAAATTGACCCACTTAATTATATCTACTATGTAAACGGAAAAGATTACTTGGCGGATGTAAGAAAGGCACTTGGAAAATAAGCACGGGAAACCGTGCTTTTCCTGTATTTGATAGAAAATTGGAGGATTAAACGCAATGGAAGATGTAAAGCAGACGGCAGCAGTAGAAGAAAAGAAAGTAAATGTGACCGAATCGGACACAGACGGATTAAATTATACCCATGTATTCAAGAACCCTTTTGAATTTGAGGGAAAGACATACGATAAGTTGACTTTTAATTTTGAGGGTCTTTTAGGTTCGGATATGATTGCCGTTGAAAATGAAATGGCAGCAGTTGGCGAGTATGTATTATCGCCGGAAATTTCAACCTCTTTCCTGTCGAAAATGGCAGCGAGAGCAGCAGGCGTAGGAAGTGACCTTATCGAGCATTTGCCTATCCGTGATTTTGGAAAAATCAAGAATAAGAGCAGGGATTTTTTAGTAACAACAGGCTTAACGGATTAAACCCCGGAACTTGGGTAAGAGAAAACGCACTTTTACTTTCAAGACAGACACACACAGGGGTTGATTATTGGGTAAGCCTTACAATCCGTGATTTAAGAGGGTGGATACGAAGTCTTAACGGATTGATAGAAAAAGAAAAAGCACAACAACAGAACAACCAATAGCATATCCGCCCTTGAAATACAGGGCGGATTTTAACAAAGAAAATAATCATAATTTACATAGATTCAGCACTTGCACAGGCAGGTGCTTTTATTATGCCCGAAAGGAGGTAAAGGCGTGGCGAGTGCAAGACAATTTCAATTTTTCTTTCAATTAACCGCAGCCTTGGGGCCGAACTTCTCTAAGACCTTTAAGACAGCAAACAGCACAATGACCCTTTTGGGCGATAATCTTAAAGAGGTTAGAAATAAGCTAAAGGATGTATCAGCCTATCAGAAACAGCAGACAGCGGTAGAGAGAAGCAAACAGAGAGTTACAGACCTTGAAAAAGAGCATGAAAGGTTACAGGCGGAGTATGATGCAACAGGCGGAGAATCCGAAAAACTTAAAAAGAAATTAGAAGCCAACACGGAAGCGTTGGCAAAGGCGAGAGATAAGGCAGCGGATGAAACAGAAAAGCTACAGGAAATGGGGCAGGCACTCCAAGAAGCGGGCGTAAATACGGATAACCTTGCCAAGAACACGGAGGAGTTACAAAAGCAATACGACAGGTTGCAGAAATCACAGGAGAAAGTTGCAGCCATTAACGAAAAGATAGATAAGAATAACGCAGCAATAGCACAAACAAAGTCACAGTTGACAGGAACAATAGGAGCAATCGCAGCAGTAGGAACGGCGATATATGCCGGGCCGGTTAAAAAGGCAGCCGAATTTCAAGAGCAGATGTCGGGAGTAAAGGCAATATCGGGAGCAACAACCGAGGAAATCGCCCAACTTTCAAACAAAGCCAAAGAAATGGGAGCATCAACAAAGTTTACCGCAACAGAAGCCGGACAGGCTATGGAATACATGGCTATGGCAGGTTGGAAAACCGAGGATATGCTAGGCGGTATCGAGGGTATTATGAACCTTGCAGCAGCTTCCGGGGAAGATTTGGCAAGTGTATCTGATATTGTAACGGATGCCTTAACAGCTTT